GGACCTCTGTCAGGCTCGAAGCTTGTGATGACAACTTTAAATCCACTGCTCCTGAATTCATCTCTGATGAAGAAATAATGAAAGAATGGGAACAGCACGTGGCTGCTGGTCAAACCGACGTGTTCTTTCGTGAGCTCAGAAATCTACCAATTAGCACTAAAGACTCAGCCTTTCAACAGCAGTATTTTCAATACTACAATCTTCCACCTGACAAAGCTAAGTCAGAAAAAGATCTCAACATCTATGACTCTTCTCTGCAGCAAAACAAAAACATCGAAACTGTAGTCATCCTTGACCCAGCCAAGACTGTCAAACTTCATTCAGCCGAAAGTGCTATAATAGCCATAGGCATTGACCTGGCCAGTGCCAGACTCTACATCCGCGACGCTATCAGTGCTAAAATGTACCCTGATGAAATCTATGATGCACTCTTCGGCATGGCTACAATGCTAGATGCCAAAGTAATAGGCATTGAAGAAACCTCACTCAACGAATTCATCAAACAACCCATAAAAAACGAGATGTTTCGCCGTGGGCAGTTCTTCGAACTCGTATGGCTCAAAGCTCGTGGTGGAATGAAAAAAGAACAGCGCATAAAAGAACTAGTCCCCTACTACCGCGGTGGCTACATCTACCACAATGCATCCTGTGCAACAATCAAAAAGCTTGAACAACAACTCCTTATGTTCCCTCGCAGTGCACTCTGGGATCTAATGGATGCACTTGCTTACATCATTGAAATGCTAGAGCTTGGCGAGCGCTACTTTTCTCCTGGTAACGCCGACAGTCCTGAAGACGAGTACAAAGAACTAGCCTACGAAGACGCTCTTGATGGCTGGAGACACATATGAACCATGAAACTTGTCTAAAGCATACCGGAGTTGTGTCCGACATAGAGCATCTAAAAAGCTCACTTTCTGATCACCAGGCTAGAATCGCCGAGCTTGATAACCGCATAGACATGATAATGACCAGACTCAATGTCATCCTTGGTGGGATGGTGGTTTCAGTTATAGCACTCCTTCTAAATTTAATCGTTAGGGTTGTGTAAAACTTCGTTCAAGATTTTAACATAGTGAGCTTACAATGGCCAGAAGATACGTTCGCATAGGCAGCATGAGAAATATCCATCTTTATGATGACGGAGATTTCGATTCAGCACTGGAAACAGATCACACAATAAAGGTAGGTACTCCGCCTGTGAATTCTACAGACGTATTACGTCTTGAAGATTTAAGTTTAATGATTTTCGATAAAATTTATCCAATAGGATCTGTTTATCTATCAGTCTCTAATATTAACCCGTTTACCTCTATGGGCTTTGGTACTTGGGTACGTGTTGCGAGTGGAAAATTCCTGCTTGGCGAGGGTCCTGGCTACACTCCAGCTGAATCTACTGGCGGCAGTATGTATCACACTCACAACGTTGATCCTGCGGCTACTTCAACTGGCTCTGCCAGCCCTGGAACCAGCGGCCCGAGCTCAACAACCGAAGTAGCCTCTGGAACTGGTACAACTGTAGCCAGCAGCGGTCATTCACACACTGTAAATTCTCACTCTCACACTGTTGATATACCTAACACCACCTCAGGCAACAATAACAACGTTCCACCTTATTACGTGGTCTACGTCTGGAAGCGTACTGCATAACACTATATTCAAAATTTTAACAAAGTGATATCCTATGCCTTATATCGTAAAAGGTGAGCCAAGCTACCACAGAGACATAAACTACAAAGACCTGAACTTTGACTACGACTATCCTTCAGGCCTGGATCTAAAACCAGGCTCTGATTTTCACAACAAACTACGTGACAAAATCTGGCAACGAGCTCATGAATCAAGACATGAAATCTCCAAACGATTTCCTTATTGGCGTGAAATAGATAAGACCTTGACTGCTTATGTTCCACTTAAGGACGTCGAAAAGCAACTCAAATCCAAGGACTCTTCCAAGCCTGTGTCAATAGTGTTCCCATACACCTACTCAATGCTTGAAGCATTACTAACATACCTCTCTATGGCCTTCTTCCAGGACCCAATCTTCCAATACGAAGGTGTCGAGGACGACGACACTATTGGCGCAATGCTAATGGAACTAGTCATAAGACTCCATTGCATAAAAAACAAAGTAGCCCTAGCAATTCACACTGTTCTTCGTGACTCACTTGCCTACGGAATTGGCATAGGCATTCCTGGCTGGAAGCAGCTGTACGGCAAAAAGCTAATAAAATCCACTATAATCACTCAATCAGACTTCGGTGAACAATCTACATCCAACACCGAACTTATAAACTCACTTCTTTTCGAAGGTAACGACCTTAACACGGTCGATCCTTACATGTGGCTGCCTGATCCATCTGTCTCCAGCGTTAACATCCAAGATGGCGAATTCATAGGCTGGATTGAACGAGATAACTACATGAATGTTCTTTCTGAAGAAAACAATCCTAGCACTTACTTATTCAACGTTCGCTATCTCAAGGCCAAAAAAGACAAACGCTCAACTCTTGCACTCGACCAGAGCGACCGTCAAACTCGTCATGGTGGCTCTAACGAACTAAACCGCTCAATGACTAGCACTACAAACCCTGTTGACATCATCAAGATGTACATCAACCTCATCCCCAAAGACTGGGGCCTTTCTGACAGCGAGTATCCAGAAAAGTGGTATTTCGAACTAGCCTCCGACGACATAATCATAGCCTGCGAAAAAGCCGACCACAACCACGGTCTTTATCCCGTTGCAGTTGCCTCACCAGAATTCGATGGCTACTCACCTACGCCCATTGGCAGGCTCGAAGTCCTCTATGGCCTACAACACACTCTAGACTTTCTATTCAACTCCCACATCACTAACGTTCGTAAAGCTATAAATGACATGTTAGTGGTTGACCCATTCCTTGTCAACATAGACGATTTGAAGGATCCGCAACCAGGCAAACTCATCCGCTTACGTCGTCCAGCCTGGGGACGTGGCGTGGACAAAGTGGTCCAGCAACTAGCTATCAATGACATAACTCGTCTCAATATCGCTGACTCAGGCTACATAACTCAAATGATGGACCGTATAAGTGGTGCAGACCAATCTATGATGGGCGCACTAAGAATGTCCGGTCCTGAGCGCCTCACTAGGGGCGAATTCCAGGGCACACGCTCTAGCGCTATCTCAAGGCTCCAGCACATAGCTATGCTCGTTGGAATGCAGTTCATGCAAGACATAGGAACTATGTTCGCTGTTCACGCACAGCAATACATGTCACAAGACACCTACGTTCGCATAGTCGGTCGCTATGCTGATCAGTTAAAATCCACTTTCGGCCCACAAACTAGAACAGTTCGTGTAACTCCTTATGACCTAGCCATTGACTATGACCTAATCGTAAGAGACGGCTCTATTCCAGGCGGAAACTTTTCTGAATCCTGGATCGACCTGTTCAAAACCATAGGCTCCAACCCAGAACTAATGCAGCAATTCGATGTAACTCGTATCTTCATGTACATAGCGCAGCAACTTGGGGCAAAAAACGTGGAAGACTTTAGACGTAACATTAACCAAATCCAAGGTCAAACAATGCCTGATGAACAAGTTCTACAACAAGCTCAGGCAGGAAACATGGTTTCATTAGGAGAACTCTAATGCTAACAATTGAAACTATAAAATCTACCAAAAGCGAAGTTGAGGCATTTAAAGATTCCATGGTCTGGCTAGACATAGTCGAGGAACTAACCGACCTAAACCGTCGTGCTCAGCTTGAATATGACCTAGTAGGCGAGATCAGAGTTGATGATGAAGGAAACAAAATAGTACCTAATTCCTCAGAAACTCTAATCCACCTTGGCGACATCAAAGGTCGCAGAAAAGCTGTAGAATACTTCCTTAACATTCCTGATCTGTTACTTCAGATCTTGGAGGACAAGAAAAATGCTAAACGTGAATGAGCCTTCGGATCAGTGTCTTGTAAGCGAACTTCCTTATTGGATAAGACTGCTAGCAGGTGCAATAAACAGTCTTGGGTCTAATCCTTACACTGACTTCAATGTAACTGATTTAGCTATTGCAGCTGGTAGCACTACTCTTGATGTTGGCATAGACCTCTCAAAAACTCCAATAGAAGTAATACTAACACATGGGATCAGTGGTGCATCTGCCATACAACATATTAGAAACGGAACTAATGGACAAGTAAAACTCTTCATCTTTCTTGACAGCGATATAGCATTTGTAGACGGAACAAAAGACAGTGGAAAAATATACTTAAATCAACTACCTGCACTATCCACCTGCACATTCGAACCAGGTGATGCAATAGCACTTGTAAACATAGGAGGAAATGGCTCAACAGAGTATGGCTATTGGAGCGAAGTCTGGAGACAGATTTCAGTAAAATAAGCCAGTATGTTCAAAATTTTAACAAAGTGAGGTTACTAACATGGAAAACGACGTTTTGAAGGACATTGAAGAAATGCAGAAAGGTCTCGGGTTAATGAAGAGTGATGACGGACCTGCCGACACCGATGCAGATGCAGATACAGATGTCGATTCTAACATCGACACCAGCACTGCTACAGACACTAACTCTGATCTTGACTCTGACACTCAGACTGGAGTCAAAGATGATACTAGCACTACTGATGACTCTGATTCTTCTAACGACACTGATGATAGAGATCAAATAATTGCTAGCCTGAGGTCCAGGATTGAAGAACTGGAAAGCAAAAAACAAGTTTCTGAACCTGCAGACAAAAAGCCTGATGCTGATACTAAGCCTAAACCTGAACCTGCTACTGTTGCTGAACAGAACTTCCTTGGTGACCTTGACCCTGACGACCTTATTCGTGATCCTGCTGAGTTCAACAAGCTGCTCAACAAAATTTATCAGCAAGCCATTGTTGATGCTAGAAAAACTATCACCGAAAACGTCTTCAGGTCAATACCTGAAATAGTCCAGTCTAACATAACCATCGCCATGTACGCCAAGCACTCGGCAGTGGCCGGTCTGAGCCAGTTTCTCGCCTTCCTGGCCATCGTCAGCGTGAGCCTGGCGGTACTGAA